CCGCTTGCAACAATGGAAGAGAGTCGGGTCTTTCCATGTCTGTTAGAAGATTTTGCACTCTGTCTGTTAAATTTAGTTCTGCCATATTAACCTATTGTAACTGTTACGGAGCCAACGGCTCCTATTCCACTCACGCCACTCAAATATGTTTGGTGACTGTATAAATCACGAAAAGCATTCCCGTCATACGCTTGGTGAATCTCTAGTGTCGTATTAAACACTATGTCACCCGCTATAAAGTTCAGTTCACCTAATTCGGATTGGTTGAACTGCGGGGTNCGATTTGGATCGAACTGTCCTAAGTTTAACTCAAGTATCCTGACTAATCTATTAAAAATGTCAGGACTAACTTCATCTAAAGCCTGCGGTAACCTAGTCGGTAATAGCTTCGCCATTATCTTTGACCATCAGGCTGTATATACATTCTAGTATATCCCAATCTCCATTGCACGCCCAGTCTGTTTCCGTTAGATGCATCGTCATCACTTTGTAGCCTAATAACTGCTTGTCTTGCTCTGGCTCTAACATTTAGTTCGTCAGTGTTGTTTGAAATATCTTTACTGACTTTGGTCGTTAAACTTTCAGCTGGGTAGTTTCTTGTTTTTATTTGCATGTTAATTAGCGGTATGCCATTGGCTGTATTCTGACCGTAAAACTTAATGTCTGGAATAACTTTGCTGATAAAGGCAAAATCATTGCCGTCTTGCAAATCAAAGTCTGAGCTTTCAATAAATACATTGTCCATAGGTGAGCCATCGTCATCTTGCCCTGTCTCTTGGTTATATAGGTAACCATTGAGTGTAGCCATGGGTTGCTCAAAAACATCTTCATCTATCCAAGCAGTTCTTACTAGCTCGCCAATGCTCCATGTGTTTTCTAAATAGTTATATATAACGTAGCGTGATATCTCACCAGTTTCATCTTGTGTAGATGGATAGAACCACCAGACTTCATTAAATTGTTTGTTGGCAATAGCAAAGCATTTGTATGCTTGAGACATGTCTAGGTTTTGTTGCACATAACTAAGCACGGTGCATTCTAGCCTTTGCACACTACCGTTGTAACGATAGAAGCCATCCTCAGCCATCCAGTAAACTCCGCTCGGTGCATTAATAGAAGCATTAGGAGCAAGCATGCCTGTGCCTTGGCTAATTAAGTTAACAGCAAAGGTTAAGGGTGGTCCAACAAACTGTATAGAATACAAGGCTTGATCTGTCCACACTAAAGTTTCTTGCCTTGATCTAATACCACCAATAATTTCACTTCCAACAGACAGTCTGACAGAGCCAGCCGTGTTGGTTGTTTGTGGCTCCCATTCAGTAATACTTTCTTGATCAGAAAAAACCACAAGCATTGGGTCTAAAGTTCCAGTTCTTGCAGTGCCTGCATCGTTCAATGGGTCGGAGCCAAGAACAAATACATGTCTGTCTGTTTCTGACACGATAGACTGCAAGCCTACGGTTGGAGCTAAGTTAGCACCCGATAAAGAAGTAATGTTGACAGCTCTTGTGCTAGTTCCAGCAGATGTGTTCCAATAAAAAATAGCTCCGCCTCTTGGGTGTAAAATTAAATCTTCACCAAAGTTATCTGATGACCAAAGCCTTAATTGGTTGGTAAAAGTTAAAGAGCTAGCAGAGCCAAAAGCGTTAATGCCCCATGCATCAATGCCCCACCCTGTTGAAGAAATGTAAGTGTTTAAACCTGTGTTTAGTTGATAAGCACCAACAGTGCTACTGCCACCATTACCTGAATCGCCAGCAGCTGCTAGCACAGGATCACCGCTAGTGTCCTTGGCTTCTATGGTATAAGAGTTAGCGTTTACAATGGTTGCTATTTGATATTCTTGGTTAAGCACTGGTGCAGTTATATTGCCACCCAAAGAAACTGCATCTGCGAAAGTGACGAAGTCATGCATAACAGCACCATGTGCAGTATCACTCACAGTGATAGTAGCATCTCCATTGCCAACCTTAGCAAAGGTTACATCGCCTGCTGAGGTTGTAAGTCTAATCGGAGTAATATCGTTGAAACCACTGCCTTCTTTGACATAAGCCTTAAGGTTGGTTCCTAAAAATAAAAATTTAGTTCCCGGCAGTGAAATCCATGGAAATAGATTTCTGCAAGTGCCTAAAAAAGTTTGAGTTGTGTTTTTTGCCCAACCGCCAAGCTTTTCTACAAAGCCTTTTCTGAAGCGTATAAGCGATGAGTCGAACCAACCACCTGCGTTTGTGTAATCGGTTCCTTCTCTATTTATTCCTGATTTAAACTGAAACTTTGCGTATGGCATGTTTCATTGCTATTAAGCGATTCGAATAATAGCTGTAGAAGCGGCTGCTGCTGGGAATACAATTGTAAAGTCTCCAGCTGTAGAAGTTTTGTCGCCACCAAAGTCAATGGTTGCAACTGATCTGTCAGCATTAGTGTCGTTGTAGATCATGCATCCTCTAGCAGTGACTGTAGCTGTACCAAAAGTTAAATCAGCAAAGTCAGTAAAACCAGTGGTTCCTGAGCTTGTTGGGTTAATGTTGGTTAAAGCCGATCCGCCAGAAGTATAGTTTGTGCCACTTGCTTGACCTGTAGTGGTAAAAGCAGTGGTAGTAGCACCTAATGTTGCTGAACTTGTGTACAAAGCCAGTTTAAAAGAATTTCCGCCCGAAGCCAAAAAGTTATGTTTTGCTTCTAAAAGCTCCTTTTTAAAGCTAGTTGTAAGTGTTGATGATATTGCCATAATTATAGTTTCCTAATTAAATCAGCAGCTTCTTTTAAACCTGCTTTTTCTAATTGATTATTAATTGTAATCCTATCAGATTTTATAGCATTTTGCATATATTGTTCAATAACTTTTTCAATATTGTCTTTGTACTGATTGACCTGATTTTTTACTTGATCAGGAGCATCATCGCTTACAGCAACAATTCTTTCTATGCATCTCTTTGCCCAAAATTCAACAGGGTGTCCACCTCCGCTAGTGGTGTGAACCTCTATACTTCCTAAAGCGGTTAAAGTTGTATCCTCAATCATTCTACCACTCCTTTGGTTCTACTGGGTTAGTTTTATCATCGTGCCTACCAATTAATTGTGGCTCAATGGGAGTCTTGTTTACAGATAGCTCACTCATTTTTTTTACTATCATTTTTTTTCCATCCATTAATGGCACCAATGGGTCTTTAAGTCTGTGGTAGCCATACAATTTTTCACGAGTTTCTACACATGTATCTAATAATGTTGATGACCCAGCAACACCGACCTGTATGTCTGCATGCATGCACTTAGACAGCCAAAACTCTACACAAGCTCTGCCAGACTCTGCAAAATGTAAATTGCCTTTGTAAGTAAAATCTACGCCATATATCTTTAATGTTCCAACCTTATTCCATAAAGCAAAAGCAATAGCATAAGCCACGGTGTTATTAAGGTAGCAACAGTTTAAGTCAGCAACGATTTCATCAATCGGATACAGAACCAAGTTTTTTGCTCGCTCATCAAGCTCGCATGTGTATATGGGTTTGTCGCCCGTTGTTAGCATTCTTTTCATGCCTGTGGTTTGTCCGCCAGCATCATCGGTGTCCAAGAACCTAGATGGTGGGTCCATCATGAATGTTCTATCGTGATGTATAACTGAGCCTACAGCGTTTATGCCCCAGACTTCGTCAAAGTTATCGCCATGTGATGCGGCTAAGTTATAGTCAAACCAGCTTCGACCCAAGCCAACAATGGCTACAGTCTTGCCTTCAAGTTTTTTTATTGGTTTCATTTTTCTCCTCTCAAAAAGAAAATTAAGTTACATTAATTCTAAGCGAATCATACCTCATTTCGTCTCTTGTATCTCTGCCTTCACCTAGATTTTTCAACCTACCTAGCGACTCTTTAAACTTAGATTCTAATATGCCGATTTCTGCTTGAGGCAGTTTTAAAAATATTGCACCTTCAACCAAACAACCGTATAGAAGCGTGTCAGGTGCTTCGGTTGATAGGTATGTTGTGTTACTTACCCCATTGTAATCAACGGTAGCATTGGTTATAGACTTTGGTCTAGCCAAATAATGCAACTCCATGTCATAAGCTTGATCAGGCACTGGAGAAACTTCAAAGCTTGATTGATCAAAAATAGAATAATACTTTGGCTTTCCTGTAGCAGACGTACTTGAAGAATACTCTTTAATAAAAGAATTATGTTTAAAGTCTAGGTAAGTATAGTTTCCACCATCAATAACGGCTAAAGAAAAACTACCAAGCCAATCAGTGGGGGTGTTTAAAAATCTTTGACTTGCAGTCACGTTGCCCGATACATTTTTTCTTTGATCTGGCAGTTGAACAACTTTAAATATTCGCTCTTCTCCTTGCGTAATAAATGTATCTAACTGACTCACAAAGGTTGTTTCATCACTCTGAAGATAATCCTGAATGGCTGTTTTTAATGTTGTTAGTGTAAAGCTCATAATTAAACCGTATTGATTTGACCGCCCATGCCTGAGTGATTGGTACAATAATAATACAATGTTGGAGCCGATGATGCTACTTCTATTTGAGTGTAAGCACCTGATGATCCCGGAGTTCCATTGGTTGTTACGCCAGTAGTATATTCTGAGCCACCACCATGTGTACCATCGGATGTTGTTGAAAGTCTAAGTGGATGGCTACTATTACTGCTATCTGCCTGATCAAATTTATATGTTTGACCCTCAGTTAAACTTAAAGTTGCTGCCCTAGAACCATCTATATAAAAATAATTTGCTCCAGAATAGCTAGCAACCGTGACTGTATATGTTGTTGGGCTTGGAGTTGGGGTTGGACTAGGGCTTGGGCTAGGACTTGGTGAAGGAGATGGCGTTGATCCAGTAGCACCTGTTATTGCAATCGTGCCAAGAGCAGAGCTTAAAGCACTAGGAATTGTAAGTGCTGTTCCTATTATGCCTAAATCCCAATTTGTATAAACTGTAAAATTACTAGGTACTACGCTTGTATCAACTCTTGGGTCTTTAATAGCCTCTGGGTCTACTATCCTCGTTTTTCTATCCAACTGTGGATGCTTTGGCTCGAAACATTCTGGACATGTTTTATAGCCATTCCATTCTTTTCTTAAGTCTTTTAGACCGTATCTAAAACCGCACCTGTCGCAGATACCGTAAGCATTTTTCTGCGAAGCAAAAGCCATTATGCGTGGTCGTAAGCCCTTAGATCAGGGGTTGCCCTAAATGATGCTCTGTCTTCATCTTGACTTAAAGCTCTTTCAAATTCTTCTTCGTATAACTGTTTGAGCATGCCCGTTCTTTCAGGGGATTTTTTTAAAGACAAATAATAAGCCAATCCAGCACTTAAGCATGGATAGAACCTAAAAGGCATTTGCAAAGTATCGGTTGAAGCGTCTACATCATCCATACGCATCAGTCTGTTTACATAAAGAACATCTGTTGAGTTTTCAGGCGTATTGTAAAGGAATATGGTTGGGCTTATTTGTTTGTCTACAAAATATTGAGACGGTCTGCCCTGTGCTGTTTTATCAGGCACAGCAGCATACTCGCTCCTTGATATTTGATTCATTTGTAAATCGCTTGGCGTGCCGTTGGTTGTTCTTCTGACGAACGCATCTAGCACATCAATCACAGCCGTTGGATTGGTTGCATCCAAGCTGTATGAACTTGTGCCTTGTGTTAGAGCGATAGATGTTTGTGAAATAGTCCACTGGTTAAGACCACGGTTAGCCCACTCAGCCAACAAAAGATTTAAACTGCGTTTTGCGGTTTTAAGATCGTATGCTGTTCGTAGCTCAAGACCGCATCTTTCGAATGCCTCTTCTATGTATTCAGCTACATCTAGCTCAAAATTTTTAGAGCCTGAAACTGCCATATTATCTTACTATCTCAGCACCCTGTCTTGATCTTCTGTTGTTTGATGCACCTGCACAAACACCACCGCCATCTTTGTACATAGCAAGTTTTCTTTGATTTGAGCCAGACATACCTCTTCCTCTTGTGGGCATTGAAGATCGTGTAGATTTCATTGACGCAGGTTTTTCTTTGCTTAATTTTCGCAATGAGCCAAAAATTCCGCCTGATGACGGCATTCTTGCTCTGCCTGANTGATTTTCTAATTTACGAANAGCCTTGGAACGAATTTTTCCAACAAGACCTTTGCCCATTTTACCCGATGCTTTTCGTGCCATTGAGCCTTTGCCTGACTGATTTTCTAATTTACGAAGAGCCTTGGAACGAATTTTTCCAACAAGACCTTTGCCTCCCAGTTTACCCGATGCTTTTCGTGCCATTGATTTTGGCTTTACTTTTTTAAATGCTTTTGATAAAAATCCCATTGTAAACTCCTGTGTTTAAATTTAGCCAATTAAGGCTAATGTTTATGAT